GCTTTTTCATTCCTTTTTTCTTTTTCTTACCTTTATTCATTTTCTTTCCATAATGTCCTGGCATATCTATTCTCCTTATTTTAAAATGTTTCTATTTCAATTTCACCTGCCCATTTTTGAGAAGGTATGTTTGCGTATACTGCTTGTAAACTATTCTTTTTTGCACTTTCTGTAGCATCTTGTTTCCCAGAAAAAGCTGAGCTATGAAGTACACTAAAGACAAATTCAGCGTTAGGTGGGCATCCAGTCATATTAATTGCACCAGTTTCATAGTTTATTGTACCTGTAGCTTTTCCAAATAAATTCCCATTACCATCATCATATACCAATAATTCATCTCTAAAGGATGTCGCATAAGTAACTGGATCATACACTTCTAAAGTTTCTAATTTAGCTGCCACAGCTGTTGCTGCACCTGGTGCCGCTGGTATTCTACCTGTACCAAAAAACTCAGTAGTACCAGTAGAACCTGCACCTAAAGCTATAGCTGATGTGCTTAAATGTGATCCTGATGTGAATCTTATATCACCGTTAACTATTTGAACAATAACTTTCTTTTCAAATAAATTACCTGCTGTGTAAAACTGTGCATCTAAAGCAGCTTGAATCTTACTTATTACTCCAGATGCTCCTCCAAAGTTTACATTTGTTGTATCTGTTGTAAAAGTTAAGTTACTAAAAGTAGTGCCACCATCTACAGTTATATCAAACTCATAAGATGTTCCTGCTGTTAAACCTGAATTTGTATTTGAAGTTATACCTGACAACCCTAACTCTTGATAGCCAGATTCATAAAATTGCAATGAAAAACTTCCAGGAACTATTCCTTGAACACCTGTCAACGCCCTCCCTTTGCCAAATAAATTTGTGCATTTAAATTTACCACTTGCATCTGTCTGTGGCACAGAATATTTATCAAAATTATGATACTCATTAAAAAATGCAAAACTTACAGGATCACCATCTGCTGCACCTGTAGCAGCAGTTGATCCACTCACGCCTCTTTCAACTGTTAAAAAGTTATTTGCTAAATCTGATTTATCTCCTATAGCAGTTACTTTCATAATTTCATTATCTATTCTTATTAAATCACCTACTCTAAATAAATTTGCTGTGCAATTAGCTGCTGATGTATAAGGTTCTAAATATAAAGTAGTCAAACTTGTACTGTTAATAACTCCATTTTCAGTAGCATCATCTACATTTGCTGTAGAATCTAAATGCATTGCCGCAGTTGGAACACCATTATCTATAGCTGTTCCAGCATATGGAGTAGTATCCTGATCGCTTATAATACCTCTTATAGAAGGTAAGAAAATTTCTTCATCTGGTTTTAACATATAATGTACATGATAAGCATTCGCTGTTTGAGTTGTAGCGTCTGTCCAATTTTGATATGCTAACATAATAAAAGTTGGTATATTGCCTGTATTTTTAATATTCAAAGCTCTTATATCAGAAGTTTGAACAGTACTAGCATCAATACTTTTTGAAATATCTAATACTAATGTATTTGCTGTTGCTGAATATGATATTCCTTTTTTGCTTTTTGTTAAAGGCTTAGTCTTATCTACGCCTCCTGATACAGCTAATACTGGAGTACCAAATACTGCATCTGTTGAAGGGTCACCACCACCGTAACTCATAATTATTTCTCCTTAATTTATGCACTACGCAAGTGATATACCACCTGCATTGAAACTGTAAAATCACTATTATTTGAACCTGGCTTCATAAGAGCCACTAAAGCTCTGCCACTATTAACATTTGCACTACTTACTGTTAGACTTTGATATATTGCTCTATCATATCCAGCAGGATCAAGCGTTGATGGCGAAACTGCAACCTGAACACCATCACTTAAATCACCACCTGTAGCATCAGTTGCTGTAGATATTGCATAACTCATCACACTATAATCAACATCATCACCTGAACTAGCATCAGCTCCTTGCCAAACATGAACACTATCTATTGTAATATTAAATGGTAAATACCATATTGATTGAACTAAATTACTAGCTACATTTCCACCAGATACATCATAAGTTGTAGCAGGTGTGCCGCCAGAACCCATAGTAATAGGTAAAGAATTAAATCTATGTCCACCCATATCTTTACCTAGCATAGTCCAGTTATCTGTTGATGGATTAGAGTTTATAGAACCTAACCCAAAACTTTGCACATTAGTATTTACATATTGACCTAATGCTTGTACAATTGTATTAGTTGAGTCAACTTTTAATAAAGTTGCGTTGCTTTTAGATTTAACAGTAAATACATCTGTATTTTCATCATTTTGTGGTTTTACTGCCAAGCTATCATCTGATATACTAGTGCAAGAACTTGTACCATCTCCACTTTTAATAAATTTTGTACTAGTAGACATCCCATTATTACTATTGTCAATTTGCAATATATCTTTATATGTATTTGCTATTGTTTTATTTGTAAAACTCATTGTGAATTAATCCAATCTATAATTTCATTAATTTTATTTATTAATTCTGCCAATATTAAGCTATTTTCATCATCGCCTAATAAATCATTATTTATATCTATTTTATCCAAATGTACACTCCAATGCGAATACAGCATACCAAAATTTATAAGTTGCTGATGTATTAGTAGTTCTTCTTAACATAGGTAATAATATATCTCCTCTTGATAATGATACACTTAAACTTGTTTCTTCTAATTTACTTTGAATATTAGCTGTTGTATTATCTTGTTGTGTTGAACCAATTTGCGTTAAAGATGTATCTCCTGTTGTACCATAAGAAGGCGTTCCAGTTAATAAAGCAAGTTGATATGTTTCAGATGATGTAGCCCTACCTCGTAAAGCATATGAGTTTAATGTACAATTTTTAGGCACTACTATAACAGGGTTATTACTATCTGCCCAACTTGTTATTAGACTACTACCATTGTTTTTGTTCCATTGATAGTACGATGCCCCATAAGTAGTGGATGGACTCATCCAACTATTTGAATAAGTGTAATATCTTTGTGACCATTGTGGAGTCCAGTAAGAGCTACCACCAGAATTATCATCTACATATTTCTTATTTGCTAGTTCATATGATTTTGATGGTGTTTTTTGATAAAAAAGTTTATCTTCAGAAACCTCTAAAGGTAGACTTTTATCATCTACCTTTAAGGGCTTAGCATTTTTATCAAGCTGATTTTCTAATGTTATATTAGGCATTTACTTTTCTTTTGTTAATACTTTCTCTAAAACATCCATAAAAGCATCAAAAACAGACTCTATACAAGCTTGTTCTTTCTTTTCTGATACTAAAGGTATGTTAATCATATCATTTAATTCTGTGCAAATGCTATCTTTTTTTTCTTTTAACATTGTTATCACCATCGATCCAATCATACTTACTCCTTATTTTATAGGTTATTTGTTTGTTATTTGTGTAAAAAGTTATCTGTTTAAAACTACTTGCGTTATTCATTGTTATACCATTCCAACCATTTAATCTTTATTGCTATATATATCATCCAAATAGGAAATGCTAAAAACACACTTTTAATTAAAGCTAGTAAAAATTCCATTACCTATTCTCCCAATACTTTTTACGAGCTTGTTTTTCAAAACAATTATCTGTAGAATCTGATTCAGTAAGTGTCCACTTACCATTTTTATAATAAAAATCGTCATCTTCCCAATTACAAAAAAATCCTTCACTACTATATCCAGGTTCTACTCTAGGATATTTACAATTATAATATTCACCTGCACCAACTGTAAGTATAACTGTAGTCAACCATCCTAAAAACAACATTATTTCTTACCTTTTTTTAATGGTTTATCATCTCCCCATACTAAATCTTTATCATTACTAGTAGCTACTTTCATTCCGTTTCCGCCTATTTTTATGTGATTTTTATCCATCATAATTTCAGCAGATTTGTTAGTTTCTTGCAAGTGATGAACAAGGTCTTTAGCGACAGTAGCCAATGGGTCTTCTGGCGGAGGTGGTGCAACCATAGATGTCAGCACATTAATTAATCCAAGTGTAATTGTAGAAATCAAACCTGTCACAACCGCTAATTGACTTTCACCAAGATAATAAGCAGCAGCTATCAACATACAAGCCATAATAAGAATTGTTGGAACAGAAAATACACCTACCCAAAAACGAAGTTTGTCAATCAATAATCGTCTTGCTGCTGCTCTTTCTTTTTTCTTTGCTTCTATTTCTATTTTAGACATTCCCATCTATCTTCTCTCCATATAAACTAGTTACACCGTTAATGATTTGCATTAAATGTACTGAAAAATATCCTTTTTGAAAAAAATCTACTATTGCAAAACCATGACACCAATTATGTTCTCTGCCACCTAACCACTCATTACTAACATCAGACATATCTTTTAAACATCCTATACTCCAGGCTGACTTTTGCCCATCTATATGAGTAGCACTCATTTGCTGGATGTCGTGCCAATGACCATACATAACATTAGCACCTAACTTTCTTAGATGATTAGCAGTATGATACTGACCTCCATACAAGTGTCCGTGATAAAAGTTTAATTTGCCTATTTTTAAAAACTTGCCACAAGGATGGTATTTATAACCACGCTCTTTTAACTTTAAACAATTCTGTGGCTTATACTGAGGTAAATAAGGATGCTCATCTACAAATTGATCTAACCAAAGTTCGTGATTACCTTCTATGAAATGTTTAGTATTGCAACCAACTTTATCTAAAGATTCATCTATTTGATCCATACCTTCATTAACATCTTTTACATCCTGGTCTAATGTTGGTATTATAACTTCTAAAGGTGGTTTCTTTTTCCTTTTCCACTTCCAATGCGAAAAGTTACCCCATTCTCCACTATCGCCTAAATCTATATACAGATTTGGCTTAATGATCTCTATAGTTTTTTTAACGCAATTTATTGCTGGTTGTGAATGTAAAGGAAAGTGTTTATCTGGCGTTACGATTGCTCTCTTTAAAACTTTCCCCATATTACCTCTATTGTATTTCTTTATTGATTTTAATTAACATATAGACTAATGTTGCCAATGCCGCCAAAGCACTCATTATCGGCGGCACATATTCTGTCCAATGCAACGCACTCCCTGCTATACCTACACTTGCAGTTCGTAAAGTATCTAACATTTTTTCATTTGATTGCTAAGCTTTATAGCTCTGTTAGGTGTCTGTTTAGCCCATAAGCTGTCTAACATTTCTGCGGCAGCTTTATCATAATCTTTATTTTCTAAAGCTTTAAGCATTTTTTTAAACTTACTAACACCATTTAAACCCAGCTGATAGACCATCTCGAATATTACCTCACATTTATCTTGTGGCAATTCTCTTAAAAATGGAAACTTTTTATTGGTAGCATCTATAAGTTTATCTAACTTTTTATCTAGTATTAAGTCGCAAACTTCTTCATCTAATTCTAGGTCTTTAATAGCAAATCCATAGCCTATTGTATCATAACCTAGGGTATCGGTATAGACGGTAGATTTATATCCTTCATTTTCTTTTATAGAATCTATTAGGCTCATTTATCTTCTTTTTTATTTTTTTTAGGTTTTGGTTTTGGTTTTTCTTGCGGCATATCTACTATTTCTATATCAAACATACCACTAGCTTTTAAGTTTTCTAATTTTT